GCTGCTGGCCGCCCGAAAGCTGCGCCGGACGACGTCCGCCAAAGGCGCCCATCTGCACCATCTCCAGCGCCCGCTGGACCTTCGCCTCGCGCTCCGCCTTGCCGATCTTGCGCACTTCCAGCGGGAAGGCGAGGTTCTCGGCCACCGTCATATGCGGGAAGAGCGCGTAGTTCTGGAACACCATGCCGATCCCGCGCTTGTGCGGCGGGATGTTGTTGATGGGCTTGCCGTCGAGGAGAATGTCGCCATGGGTGGCCGTCTCGAAGCCCGCAAGCATCATCAGGCAGGTGGTCTTGCCCGACCCCGAAGGCCCCAGCATCGTCAGGAATTCGCCCCTGCCGATCGAGAGATTGAGATCTTTGACGACCAATGTTTCGCCGTCATAGCTCTTCTGAACGCGGTCGAAGACCACAAAACCGGTATCCGTTGCGGCGGTCAAACTCTTCTCCCTGTCATATCCGGCCCAATTGGCAGAGCCCTGCACGGATCTGTCGTCCGCTGCCTAAAAACGTAGCACCTGATGCCATGAGTGCAACGACGAACTTGAAGGGCCGCGATGGCGACGGGCTTTTGCATCCGGTTCAGACCCACCCCATCCTGCTTGGCACCCCTTCCCGCGCCCGGCGCTGCGCCCTGCCCGAGCGCGGCGCGTCGGACCGACTGCGTGCGGCCTATGCCCTGTCCTCTGCTCCCATACCGGATGCATCCCGACGCGCCAGTCTTCGGGGTGCTGCGGCGCAGCGAGCGGCACGCGTTGCCGATAAATTATGCAGAAAGCCGACACAGAGGCGCGAAAACCGGCACGAGCCGCGCGGCGGATCGCCGTCTCGGGGCCTCAAGCCGCTGGATTGCGGCAAGGGACTGACCCGTACCGAACCCGTCTAGACGACTGACGGGGCCGCTTCCGCGCCCCCGTCAAAGCACAGGCCCCGCCGAGGCAGGGCCTGCGGATCTCGAAATTCTGTCCTTCAGCGGGTGGGCGCGTTGCCCCCGATCGCCGCGCCAGCCGCGGCGCCGCCGAGCGTGGCGGCGGTCCGGCCCTTGCCGCCACCGATCTGACTTCCGACGGCCGCGCCGGCCAGTGCGCCGGTTGCCGCATTGACCCCTTGGTTGTCGGTGCAACCCGCCGCAGCGACCATCGCACCGAGAACCGCGACCAGCGCCAGTTTCTTGCTGAGCATGAACGACTCCTCTTAGCCTGCTGTCTTGAGACGCCTCACGCTATCAACAGCGCGGATTGCAGACCAGAAAGAAGTCGGCGCGGACGCAGAATGCCGCCGGGACACCGTAACCGCTCCGCTGCGCAGCCGACAAAGACCCTCCGGGACTTCTGCGCGTGAGCTTAAACGAGTGAACTGGTGCGGTCGAGACGCACCGAATTAGCATTTCAGGGGGTTGCAGCACAACCCTCAATCCGCATATCATATCAAGCTCTTAGGGCCGCTTTTCTCTCACGGAACCCCAGCGGGGCGCAGCAATGCGCGGTCCAAAGTGGGGGACTGGCTGGGGGACTGAATGGCAAAGCTCACGGCACGCGGGGTAAAAGCAGCACCGGTGGGCAAGTACGGAGACGGCAGCGGGCTGACCTTGGTCAAAACTGCTCCAGAGGCCGGGAAATGGGTCTACCGCTACAGCCACCTTGGGAAGCGTCGGGAAATGGGCCTCGGCTCGTGGCCCGATGTCGGCCTCGCAGATGCCCGCAAGGAACGCGACAGGTGGGCTTCAGAACTTCGCGCCGACCGCGATCCGATCACTGTCCGCGACGAACTCCGCGCCAGCGAAAAGGCTGCACGCGACAAGGACGACCCGACCTTTGCCGACCTGGCGCAAATGGTCTTCGAGGCGAAGCAGGCGGAGTTGCGCGGCGGCGGGGATCGCGGCCGGTGGTTCTCCCCGCTTCGACTCCACGTCATACCGAAGATCGGCCGCATCCGTGCGTCGCATCTAACAGCCCAGGACATCAAGGACGCCCTGGCACCGATCTGGCGGACCAAGCACCCGACCGCAGAAAAGGCATGGCAGCGGACGCGGCTGATATTGAGGGAGGGGAAACTGATGGGCTTCGGCTGCGATCCGTTTACCGCAGATGCAGCGCAGCGCATGTTGGGCTCGGTCGCCCACAAGACCCAGCACATTGTCGCGACGCCCTGGCAGGACATGCCCGCGCTCTACGCCCGCCTCGACAGCGGGTCACCCTCACATGAATGCTTGCGCTTCATGATGCTCACGCTCGTCCGGTACATGGGATGCGCCGGCGCCCGTGCGAGCGAGATCGAGGGCGACGTCTGGACGGTCCCAGCGTCGCGCGTGAAAGGTCAGGCCCGTCGCGTCCGCGATTTCCGCGTGCCACTCTCCGACCCAGCCCGTGAGATCGCGCAAGACGGCGCCGAGATTTGGGGGGACCTGCTTTTTCCGGGGCGCACCGGTCGGCCGATCACGTCCCGCGCCATCGAAAAGGCGCTCGACGCCATAGGCGAGGCCGGGCGTCCGCACGGTTTCCGTGCGAGCTTCAGAACCTGGGTGCAAGACACCGACGCCTGCAGCTATGACGTCGCCGAGACGATCCTGGGGCATACTGTAGGGGGAAGGGTTGAGCGGACCTATGCGCGCTCGGACCTGCTTGAGCGCAGGCGACCAGTCATGGACGCATGGGCGCGTCACGTCACTCAAGAAGCGCAGAACGTCGTCGCCCTGCCCGTGCGCACATGATCACCGCCGCCGCAATCCTGATCCTCACCGCCTACACCATCACGGATGGCGACACGCTGCGGGCCGGAGACGTGCGGATACGGCTTTGGGGGATCGATGCGCCCGAAACCAAAGACCCGGGCGGGGTCGCGGCGACGGCCGCGCTGGTGCGGATCACCGCGGGGCAGGACCTGCGCTGCGCCCCGGTGGACGTGGATCGCTATCGCCGGATCGTCGCGCGGTGCGAGACGCCGGACGGGGCCGACATCGCCTGCCGGATGGTCGCCGAGGGGCACGCCCGCGACTGGCCGAAATATTCGGGCGGCGCCTATGCGGGGTGCGGCCGGTGACCTGCCACCTGATCAACGGGATTATTCTGGAACCTCCGCCCTAACGCTGCAACGATAGCCGCCTTGGTCAAGCCGGTGTTCCACCCGGGTGACAAGCCATTCCCCGTCGACCCCGGCCCGCACCCCGGACACGACCAGGCGTGCCTCGGCAACGAGGTCGGGGTCGCCCGGCAGGGTCAGCGACAGCTGAGTACCTTCCCTCTGCGCCCGGCGGTATTCGGCTCGTGCGGCGGCCTCGGCTGCCGCCTTCGTCGGCCATGTCTCACGCAGGCGGCGCACGGGCTCTCCCTCCCCAGCCGTCACCTCTACATCGGCGGATGCAGCCTTGTCACGCCAGACCGCCACCACCTGCCCCGCCGGCGCCCGCAGCGATTGCTGCATGCGCCAGGACGTCAGGTCCCCCCGTCCCAGCTGCACCCGCGGCATCTCCTGTCCGGAAGCGGTCAGGCTCTCCCCGCGTCGTGCGACGACCAGGCGCCCTGCCTTGGGCGCGGCAATCGCGTCGACCGTGCGGGCCAATCGGCTGAGCAAGTTGATATCGGATTCAGCGATCTGATCGAGATGCGGAAGGACCGTGCCTTTCAGGCTGGCAGACACCGCCGGGGTCAACCCGTGTTCGGCGGCCAGTGTCGCAACCAGATCGCCGATGGTCGTCCCGGCCGGCCAGCTCCGCGTCTTCTGGGACGGCAGCGCGGTCTTTCCCGCGGGCGTCGCGCCGTGGGGCGACGCAGCCGCGCGGATCCGGAGTCGATCCGGCGGGCCTTCAATCTCGATCTCATCGGCAACGAACAGGCCCATGTCGCGCATCCGGACGTCGTAGCCCAGCGCGATCGCGATCTCAGCACCTGTCGGGGGCAGGATCAACCGGTGCAGCGGCTGGTGATCGGCAAGCTCGATCTCGGCCCGATCCGACGTGACCCCGGCCTCATCGACGATAGTGAGCGAGGCCAGCCTGGCCCAGAGGACCGAGGTGATGTCCTCCCCGTTGACCACCACTCGGGCACGCGGCAGGAATTCAGTCAGTCCCACAGCCGCACGCCGCCGGTTTCGGCGGTCTCTGGCAGATCCGGCAGGGCGATAAGCAGGCCGGCCGGCAGGACGGGTCCGTATCCTGCGAGGCCCGGATTAGCCTCGAGCACCGCCACGACCCGGCCGCCGTCCTGACGCCCGTAATGCGTCCAGACAAGCCAGTCGACCGTGTCGCCGTCCTTAGATCGGTAATAGTGCACGCAAGCCCCCATCGTAGCGACGCAGCCTGATCTCGAATTCCTGCCGCAGCGGGGCACCGCTTTTGGCAAAGGCCCTCTGCCCCTCCGTCACGGCCTCGATCACCCAAAGCCCAAGTATGCGCCCCACGCCGCTGACCAGGATCAGCGGCAGCCCCAGCAGTGCCTGTGTGCGCATCTTGTCGAGCTGGGCGAGGCCCCCACGGTAGTGCGGATAGATTGCGCCCGACAGATCGATCCGCTCCGGGCCTAGCCCCGTAAACTGCAGCGCGTCTGCCTTACCGATGCGCGGCTGGGCAGCCCAACGGTATTCGGTCACGCGCGAAAGCTCTTGGTAGGCCGCAGTGCCCACCGAAAACCGGAAAAAACCGAGCTGCATCATCACCTCAGCCATGGTCGCCACCGTACTGGCCGAATCCTGACGGCAGATCGTAAAGCGCCGCGCTTTGGGCGGACCGCCGCCGCCGGTCGATCTCATCGATCAACTGCTCGGCGCTCATGCCCTGAGCATTGATCGTGATGTGCTGTGTCACCGGTGCGTTGAGCGCTGGGCCAGGCGCCGACTGCGGGTACAGGCGCGCGCCGCCGCGGCCGTCGCTCGGGCCCCGTCCGTAGCCGCCACGATCTTCGCGAGGTCGGCCGCCCGCCGGCCCTTGACTGGGACCGTGCGCCTTGTCCCGCAGCCACTCGTAGCCGCGCATCGCGTGACCGATGCCCGGTGTAGCGCGCAAACCCTTGTCCAGGTTCTCTCCGCCGGAGCGGGCGAAATTGCCGATGCCTTCCGGGGTATCCGGGATCTTCAGGCCAAGCAACAATCCGCCGAGCATACCCAGGCCGGCTTTCCCCCGCAGGCGCGCAAGGTCGGCGGTCATCTTGCCGACATGCGTCGAAACCGCCGCAGACGCCCTGGTCATCGCGCCACCGACATCCGTCGCCATGCGTCCGAATGCCGGACCGATCTTGCCCACAACCCCGGCCGCACCGGATGCCCCGACCAGACCGATGAGCGCCGCCCCAAGGCGGCCCACCTCGAAAACGAGCGCACCGACCGACATCAGCACGCGCGCCCCAATCATCGCAGCCAGCACCTTGCCAAGATTCTCGTAGCCGCCGGCAAGATCGGCGACATAGGCCACCGTATCCTTGACCGTCGAACCGACCTCGATCAGCCCGCGGCCAAAGGCGACGATGGCCTCGCCCGTCGTTTCGGCCCATGCCTGCAGCCGGCCATCGTCTGCCATCGTGTTGATCTGGTCCAGAAATTGGCCAAGCGACTCTTTCATGAGATCGAACGGACCGCTCTCCATCACGAGGTTGGTGAACCTTGTCCACTGATCCCCGACATTCGAGATCATCCCGCTCCACGTCTTCGAGAGGCGATCCATCGAGCCTGCATATTTCTCGTTGAAAATCGCTTCCAGGGTGCTCTGGATCATCGCACGGTTGGCCGCATCGACGGTCTTGACCATCGTCCGGCCCATGCTGTCTGTGTACTCGTAGGCAATCTTGCCACCCGATTTGGACGCCTTGATGCCGAACTCCTTCAGGCGCTCGTTCTCGCCGGTCACGGCATCCGCGATGGCTTCGACGGCCTGCATGATGTCCTTGCCCATCGCCGCGCTGGTATCGCCCAGGGTCTTGAGCAGCCCCGATGTCGGATCGAGCCCATAGGCCCTGAGCTTCACGAACGCGTCGGTCACCGTCGCAAGCTCGTACGGCGTTCTGGCCGCGAAATCGCTGACCCATAGCATCGCCTTGCGGGCCGCCTCCTGGCTGCCTTCGGTTGTCTCCAGGATCGTCTGGAAACGCTCGAACTCGGCCGCCGTGTCGACGAACTGGGACTTGAAGAAATACCCGACACCAGCCGTCGCGACAGTCGCAGCTGCCGCCACTCGCCTGAATCCGCCGGCCATTTCAGAGAACCGCTGACCCACGCGGTTCGCCGCCATCGCCGCTCGCTCGTAGCGTTCCTGCTTGCGGCGCAGATCGTCGAGCGTTCGGCCGAGCCCTTCGTACTCGCGGTCCAGGGCATCGACCGAGCGGCCCTCTTTTTCCAGCACCCGCCGCTGTTTGGCGAGTTCCCGCTGGCGTTTCTCCAGCGTTTTGACCTCGTCGCCGACCTCTTTCAGACCCGACGTGATGAAATGGATGTTCTTTCCGACCGACTTCTGGATCGTCGATCCGATCGTAATGACGGTGGCGAGCCTCTGGTTACGATCGGTCATCGTCGATGTCCTCCAGCCACCACATCAGACGGCGCACCGTCATCGCGCCTATCTCGCCCGCGCCCCATCCGGTGGCGCGCGCCAGCCGCAGAACCGCCCACCGGAGGTCGCCCGCGGCTAGGCGTTCAAAAAACCCAGCGCACGCTGTACGCGCGCATAGTCGCGTAGGGTCAGGCTGTGAACATCCGCAGGAGCGATCTCGGCGAGGTTGGCGACCAGCGCCACCTCTTTCACGCCGTTCGAGCCGGCCATGTCGAACGTCACCAGCTGGTCGTTGACGGTCGGCTCGCGCAGAGTCAGACGGTCGCGCGTCTCGGCGCCGTTGAAGGTGTACCTCTTGCGCAGCTTCACCGTGACCGAGCCGTCGGGATTCTCTGCCAGATAGTCGGGCAGGTCGGATGAGTCGGTCATGTCAGAGCCCCAGCGCCTCTCGTTGCGCGGCAAGACGGTCGACGCCGTCCACCACGCGGATCATGTTTTCGATGTCGATTTCGTGGATCGTGCGCTCGTCGATCGTGCACTTGTAGTAGACCAGCCCCATGGTGATGGAGAGTGGCATCTTCTGTCCGGGCTGCCAGGTCCCGCTGTCGATCTGGGTGATGCGTCCACGCATGTGATGTGCAATCGCCCGTGTCGTGCCCTCGAACCCTTCGGCCGCGCCGCGTACGGTCAGGGGGACCCAGTTCCCCTCGGTCACCCCCCAGAGCGCCAGCACGTTGGCATCGTAGCTCAGCAGCGTGAAGGACGCGGACAGCGCCTCCATCCCCATATCGATCGGCACCGGCGCGTCCATCCCGCCGCCGCGAAAGCTCTCGGTGACCAGCGACAGTGCGGGCGGGGTATACTCCTCGCCTTGGCCGGCATAGCCGCGGCCATCCGCGAAGAGGTTGAAGTTCTTGAGGACGTCGCGGGCGGGCATCAGGCAAAGACCTCTTCGATGTAATCGGTGGTCAGGATCGATCGGAAGGTGATGTGCTCAGCCGGATAGGGCGGGGAAAAGTCGAAGTTGAAGTAGACCTTGCCCTGCGCGATGCTCGCGGCCGTGTTGAGGTCCGGGTCGGGCCAGCAGCGGCCGCCGAGGATCGCGCCCAGCGCGGTCAGCGTGCGCAAATAAGCGTTCACCCCCTCGGCAACATCGACAGCATAGGTTTTTGTGATGTTGCGGTCGACGGCCCAGAGATGGGCGCGCTGCAGGCTGTCGTTGATGATATCGGCGATGCGCCGGACCGACAGGAACGCCCATTTCTGGTCGGAACTCGCGGTGCGGTTGCCCCACAGACGATAGCCGTCCTGCCGGATGATCGTGGCGACATTGGCTTCGTTCAGCAGGTTTGCGCGGCAGTTCGCATCGCCCAGCTTGAAATCGACTGCGCGAGCCGTCCCGACGATGCCGTTGATGACCTGGTTCGACGGGCTCCACCAGAACCCGCGATCATTGTCGCTTTTCGCGATCAGACCCGCAACCCGGGCGGAGGACGGCTGCTCGACGATCTTGCCGTCGGCCGACAGGACCAGCACCCAGGGGTCGACGATGTAGACCCGCGGGCTGCCCCAGTCCCCCTCGTATGCGATGGCAGCGGCGTCTGTGGTGTTGGGGCCGTCCGCGATAATCACCGCGCGCAGCCGCTCCGCGATGCCGACCATCTCGGCCAACACCGGATTTGCGGTGCCGTCGCGCTGGTGCGTCCAGCCCGGAGCGCACAGGATTCGCGGCGCGTACCCCACCACGCTTTCAGCACCGAGCAGCGCATGTGCGCCCTCGTACTGCCCCGTGCCCGCGTTCACGCCGCCGACGATATTGGCCATGGTTGCGGCCTCATCCGCGCCCTCGGCGACGCGTACCACGATCACCACGGCACCGATCTGATCGAAGATACCGTCCATCGCGGCCGGCAGCGTCCCCCGCCCCAGACCGACCGTATCCAGCCTGGCCGCCTCCGCACGACTGCCTGCCACCAAGACGGGCATGTCGAGCGGGAACGGTTCGTCGACCCCGCCGGCAAGCGGTGCGGCCACCGCCGCAGCGACCGCAGAGGATCCGGTACCGCCTGTCGGGTAAGCCACCGACACCAGCGCCGCAGCATCCGTGTCGCCATCCATGGCCGCTTTGACATCCGCGGCTGTCGATGTGATTGCGCCGGTACCATCGGTGGCCAGGCTGACCGAAATTGCCTTGCCCGTCACGCTCACCGCCAGCAACTGGTCGCTGGCGCCCGGATCGACCAGAGCGACCGAAATTGAGTCGCCAGATGCGCCGACAGAGTTTGCGGTTACGACAAGCCCGGAATTGCCGGCGCCAATGGAGAGCGATGCCGCAGTTCCGGTTTCAGCGTCCGGCGCCGTTCCAACGATCCCGATTACACCGGAGCGGACCGTGCGGATCGGCCGGGGCCCGGTATCGATCTCGATAACCTCTACGCCATGCAGGAAAGTCTCTGCCGCCATACCAACCCTCTATATCCGGCCCATCTCCGACCCGATCCTGACCGCCGCCCGCCTTGCGATCCTCTGGCGCGATTTCCGCCTTCAGCCGATGCCGATGCCGAAAACCGCGTCGATCGCCTCGGCGCTGACCGATTTCGCTGCGGCCAATGCGAGAACGATCGGGTGAAGACGGGGTACTTCGGAGATCAGATAAATCCGGCGCCGCGCGGCCGGCTGGTCGGCCGGATCGAGCGATGCGATATAGTCGGTGACAGTTTGCGGGCCTGACCGATCAATGAACTCATCCGCCTCAGCATCGGTTAGAAGGCCGGCGACGACCGCGCTGTCGATGAAATCGGCCAGCGGCATCGACGCCACTCCGCGCTCGATGTCGCGCAATTCTGCTGCCGTTAGCTCGGTTGGCGACACTGCGGTGGGATATCCCGATGTGTCCGACCGGATGACCGCACCCCCCGCCTGGGCGGCCAGCAGGGCCGCATGCATCTCGGTCGTGATGGTCACCGCATCGACCGGCGGTTCGGTCGTTAATTCGGTGTCGTAGAAGCCATTTTCCGCCGCTGAGAATTTGATGGCCATATGTCAGCTCCCGATCACCCAGATTGTCCCCGCGATCGCCGGTCCGGTTGCGATCGGCGAGGCCAGCTTGCGCACGATGGCGACAGAGGTCGTTGCGTTGGATGCCACGCGATCGAATGCCCAGACCGTCGCCTCTGATGACGCCCAGCCTGCCGGGTTGCCCTCGCAGGCGATCCCGCTGATAAATCCGGTCGGAAACGCAACCGGGTTGGTGAGCGTCATCCGACCGGTCGCGTCCGACTGACCGCTCATCCACTGCAAGATCAGGGGATTGTCCGGGTCGCCGCTCGGCAGTTTGAGCCAGCCGTTGGAGGCGAGCAACGCCCCAACCTCCGAGCGCGCCAGGAACGTCAGCGGGATGTTGTCGACCTGCGCCTTCAGCCATTGGGTCCGCTGCGCCAGTTGCAGGTGCGGGATGTTGTCCATGCCCGCCTGCGTGGCGATGTTCGGCGCTCCGCCCAGCACAGGATCGGTCGTTTCGAACTGGTAGATGCCTTCGGACCATTCGGCCGTTTCGTTCAGATCCGCCATCAGACAATGCCTCTCGTATAGCTGCCGTCGCGCGGCGCGGTGCCGTCGTAGAGCAGCGCCGCCTGCTGGAAATCGAGCGCGGTCAGGTGGCTGCGGACGGGTGCGGCCGCGGCGATGATCGCGCGGGCGACCGACGCCTGGGCCAGCGACAGCGGACGCTGCATCACGACGCGGTACTCGGCCCAGTGGGCAGGGGTCGACCGGTCGACGCTGCCGTCGCGCGGCAGACTGCCGTCGAAGATCTTCGGGCTGTCGCGCTCGATGAGATCGGCATTGCCCAACCCCGCAGCCGCGATCGCCGCCTCGACTGCCGCACGCGTCCCTTTGCGCCGGTGGTATTCGACGCTCGACCGGATCACCTCACGCTTGACCGCCTCGGTCCATCCGGGGTCCCAGACATCGACGCTCAGCGCCCACGCGAGCCACGGCAGCAGTGCGGCCGGACATCTTGCCGGATCCCACAGCGCATCCGCCGACGTCGTCAGGCGCAGCGCGCTCACCTGCTCCAGAGCCGCTTCGCCATCTGTTGCATTCGGTGGCAGGAGGCGGGCGACGTCACTCATCCAGGCCTCCGTCGGTCAGCGAGATGGAGACGCAATAGGATGCTGCATTTGCGCCCACCGCCACGGATGTCGCAGGTGCCGTGAGCTCGACCCTCTGGACGCCCGGCCGGTGCAGCGCAGCATAGATGCCCGACAGGGTGACATCCCGGCCAAGACGGTGCTGGGCATCGGCATACGCCTGCGCCGCCGTCTCGGCCGCCGAAAGCACCTCGGCGCGATCCGGACCGTCGTAGAAATAGAGTGTCGCCGCCATAGAATAGGTCACGACGCTGGCCGCCTGTACGACGACGGCATCGGAAAGCGGCCTGACGGCGGCGCCGCTCAACGCAGCCTCGACCGCACTCAGCACAGATTGCGACGGCGTCCCGTCGCCCGTGCGCGACAGCACCGTAACTTGCACCTCGCCGGGCGTCACGCTTTGCACGCTCGCATCTAGGACATCGGCATCCGCGCCCAGCGCGTGGAAAAGATACCCGCCGACCGGTCCGGCCGTCGAGAATCCCTCTAGCGCCAGTTGTGTACGGCGGCGGAAATCCGCATCTCGTTCCATCGTCGGTCCGATCGGCGGGATCGCTGCAGGATCGCCTGCATCGATCGTCAGACGCGACACGCCGAGCAGCGCGGCCAGGTTGTCGAGGTCGGTCCCCGTCGCCGTCGCCAGCATCACCGCCCGCGCGGCATCGTTCACACGTTCGCGCAGGATCAGTTCGCGGTAGGCGCAGATTTCGAGGATCTTGTAGGCCGGATCGCTTTCGACGAGCGCCGAGAATGTCGGATCGCGGGCCTGCAGATCGGCCACCATTGCACCAAGGATGGCCTCGTAGTCGAGTGTCTCGATCACCTCGGGCGCAGGCAGCTCGCTGAGATCGATCTGCGTGAACGCACCGGCCATCAGGAAACCTCGATGCCGTCGATCGTGATCTGGCGGCCATCTGGCAGATAACGCCCGGAGACAGAGATCTCGACGCCACCGGCTCCGTCTCTTACCGCCTCGACCCTTTCGACCTCGATCCTCGGCTCCCAGGTCGCCAGCGCTTCGGCCGTGGCGACGAACAGGTCCAGCAGACCGCCCTCGTTCAACGGTGAATCCACCAAGGCGTACAGCCTGCTGCCATAGTCGCGGCGCATGGCACGGGTTCCGACCGGGGTGGTCAGGATGTCGCGGACGGACTGGCGCAGATGCTCCAGCCCGGACAGGTGCTTTCCCGTTGTCGCCGATGTCCCGATCATGGCCGCGATATTCTGTGCCCGGCACGCCGCAATCCTCTGGCGCGATTTCCGCTATCCAGCAAAGACAGCGTCGGCGCCATCCACGATCTGCCCTGAATCTATGGCATCCGTGACCCTGGCCAAGGGCCTGCCATCTGCAAAGACCGTCGCCGAGCCACCAGAAATCGGCACAACATGCGGCACGCATATGCCGCCTAGGGGGAATGCGTGCGCGACGGACATGTCGCCCGTGCGAGACACCCCTATCCCTTCGGCAAAAACCGTGTCGGACCCTTCGGCGATTGTGCTGGTGCCGGTGCAGCCATGCCCCGTCGCGAACGGATCGCCGATGCGCGCCACCGCCGGCATCAGTTCAGGTCGATCCGCACGCCCGACAGGCGAATACCTGCCGCATCGAGCGTGATCGTCGATCCGCCGGCGGCAAGCTCGATGGCGTCGGCCGTCATCGTGATCGTCGATCCGCCGATCGCGACCCGCCACGCACCCGCATCGTCGGACCCGGCGCCGCGCGTCGACATGTTGAGCGATCCGATGATCGCGCCTTGCGCGGTGTCGCCGCCCGGCGAAACTACGACGACTTGCTCCCCGACCTCCAGCGGCGCCCACTCACGGACAACCCCCGCGCGTTGACTCCAAGGCAGCCAATCGCTCAGCGCGTCGCCGAATGACACCCGCGCGCATACGCGCGCCGTATCGACCTGGCTGACCGTGCCGACGCGTATCAGACTGTGCAGTCGCCTGTCCATCTCTGCGGGCGCCCAGGTCAAATCGCCGTCTCCGGTCCGAGGAGTTGCGTATATGTATCGGGATGCTCTGTCCCGATCTCGGGCGCCCAGCTCGCCAGCACGTCGCTCGGGATCGCGCCATCATTCGTCCAGATTGTCTGCCCCAGATGCACGATCTGGGACCAGGTCACCGACCAGACCACGAACTGCTCGGCCTCCGGCGCGAATTCGTCCGGCGCGCAGGCCTCGACGCGGGCTTCGCCGACCGGCTGTCCCCAGCGCTGAAGCCGGACGAAAGTGGCAAGTGCCGCGGCCAGAGACCGGATTTCACGCTGCGCGGCGGGCGTGCGGAACCCGATCACGATGCGCGCCACCCACCGGGCCCGCATGGCAAGTTGATCGGTCCCGGGGTCTTCCTCCGGCGCTCCCTCGAGCTCGTCGAGCTCCACAATGCAGGCCGGCAGGACAAGCGTCTGGCGATCTTCCGGATAGTCCTCCACGGTCGCCAGATCCGGAAACTGCGCCGCGATGGCGTCAAGGATCGCCTGGTGCAGCGCGCCGATGTCGATGGACGTGTCGGGATCAGCCATCGCTGCCCCCGGCGGTCCGCCAACGCATCACTATATCTGCGATCAGCGCGGCGGTCAGAGTGGTCGCCACGGGCGTCGGCACGTCGAAAAACACGAACACGGCGGCGCCAATCGCCGTCTGCGCCGTGTCGATGCGGCTGTCGAGGCGCTCAGCGCCGTGGCGCAGGTCCCGGCGCTCCTTGATCAGCCAGTAGCCCGCAACCAATCCTGCGAGCACAAGCCATGGCCACGCTGTCTGGGTCGCCCCGGCGCCGAAAAGAAAGCCGACGATCGCGCTGTGCCCGACGCCTTCCATGCCGCGGCGATAGAGCGTGTCGAAAACACCCGGGGTCTCACGACCGGACGGCTCCCACAGACCGCGCACGAATGCGATGAACACAGATATCGGACTCATAGTCGCGCCTCCTCAAAGATGATGGGTGTGCCGCGCGCCGACGCATTTCACACTCTAAGAAATGCGCCCCGCTGGCCGGCTTGCGTCTGTACCGCTCGATCAGTCTTGATCGAGTCGAGCAGATCGCCGCCCGCGAACGTCCCGTCGGGAACGTAAAGGAGGCAGGCGCCATGGGTCCGCGATGAACCGCTGGCCGTGGCCGTGGCGCCCGTGCTTTGCCCGGTGATCGTCTCGCCGTCTGCGACGCCACTCGTCAGATCGCGCAGCATCATCAAGCTCTGCTCCGTCTGGTGGTAGCAAAGCGTCGCCGTCGCACCGCTTTCAAACTCGACCGTTTCCCCTTCCAGGAAATAGCCGGTCAGCCCGGTGTAATCGACCTCATGCGTCGGCGTGATCGTACACCCGGCAACGTCGCCGAGTTGCAAAAGACCCTGCTCGACCTTCCGGTTCACGATGAAGCAGGCGCCGCTCTGGTAGTCCACTATTTCGTGGGACCAGATACCCGGATCATCAACGGCCAGATACAGGGTTCGCTCCGCAGCATGGTAATCCAGTACGGTAGCCGTCCCGCCAGACTGCCGTCCGTTTAGCGTTTCTCCCGCAACGGGCGCGCTGCCCGAGACAATGTCGCGCAGATAGACCACCGCGTTGACCGTGGCACTAAAGGACACCGGGTCGCCGGTCATGGCGCCATGAACGCTGCTCGCTCCATCGAGAAGGTTCTCGCCGTTCAGGAACGTGCCAGAGACGCCGCGGATGTACATCTGCCCATTGTGCCGAGAGACGACAGTTGCCGTTGCGCCGCTGGTCGCGCCAGTGACCGGGTCGCCAAGGTCGAATTTACCGTATGTGCTTGAACATGGGAGCCGTTGAGTGGGCCTCCACGCGTCTTGCATCCCGAATCTTTGGCGTATCTTGTAGCCCTGATAGAGGGGGCCGGACCCGATAGCGGACAGATCGACCGTGACGAAGGGGCCATACTCCGTCTGTGGCGTTGCGCCCCGAAGGTTCGGCGCGTGAACGATATTGTCCGCGACGACCATCCCGCTCAGTTCATTTTCTCTGTCATAGGCGGCGTAATATTCCGAGACGGACGAATTTAGCTGGTCACGCAGATACACGACGGTATTTCTCTTCACCTCTCCCGGCTGCGATTTTGCCCCCAGAAGGGAATAGTTTGCGTTGAGTATCACGCCACCATTCGTTTGAAAGGCTTGACTGGTGTCCGGGTAAAAATATGCTGTGGATACCGCGTTCGGCATCATAAAATGATTATGGCGAACATAGGCGCCGCCGACGCTTATAAGAAGTGCCCCGTAATTCGAACCCGGCACGTCTATGACAATGTTTTTCTCGTAGACGGAATTGACCACGTATTCCGGGAAATTGTTGTAGGCATATTGATGCGCCAGGGAGCCTTCGGCGAAATTGCGGTCGAAGTTGACCCAGTACCCGGCGACCCCGTAATTATTCAGGCGGAACCCCGGCTGGGCCACGCGGCCAGACGTCCCGTCCGCCCAGCCCCTATAGGTGAGCATGTCGCAGCCGGTGACATTGACGATCCGGGCCGCGTTGAACCGGCCGGTCCAGCCGCCGTCTCCCGCACATCGATCATGGATGCGACCGGGGGCGTCCTTCAGATCGCAGCCGGATACCCCGATCCAGTGAAGGCCGAGTTGCGAGTAAAGGACTGAATTGTTTGTCATCGTGATCCGGCTTTCGCAGATGATCACGGACAGGGACTCGACCGATGCGGCCTGATTTGCCGCCGCGAGGGCGGCTTCCCACGATCCGGGCGTGTCCTCGTGCATGCCGACAAACCTGCCGTTGTAGTGGAAAGACTTCCCCGTCACCGTTTGGTCTTCGGCCCCGGACAGGCCCGGAACGGTGATGGTGATCGTCTCGCCGTCTGCCGTGTACGACGTATCTTCGAACCCGTCGATATGGCCTGACGACGAGCGCGGGACCGCTACATCGCGAGCGGTGAATGACGGCCCGTCGAAATTGACGGTGATATATTCACTTCGTGAAAGCGCTACACCGCCGCCGGTATTGCGAATGTCCATGTTGTAGAGCACGACGCGCTGGCCGGGCTTCGTGTCGATAAAATCAAACGCGGCGCGCTTGAAATCAAATTCGCTTGTTTCCTCGTCGTCCCAGAAAGCCGTCGTCGAAAGACCCGAGAAGGTCAGGTCGATATTGTCCGGGTTTCCGGAAAACTGGTTTTGGATCGGACTTGTGTCCCAATCGGGGTCAGTCCCGTCTCCGGTTTGAAGAATAGCCTCACCCGCCCCCCATTTTCCGCACCAGAGCGAGGGAATAGTCCCAGGTGTATTCGACATCACATGCGTCTGCCCATCCTTGAACAGGATGCGACAGGCTGCCGCGCCGAGCGCGTTTGCGCGGGACTTTGCGGCACTCCAAGACGTAACCCGGTTCGCCGTAGGCACCCCGGCCGGGACACCTGTGTAATCCCCATCGGCCGCAACATAGACCGTTGTCGCGTCGGAGTAGTAAGCCTCCGGATCGAGCGTGGCGGGCTGGTCCGTTCCGTCGAAGGCAATCGTCTGCGACGACCACACCCCGCCCTCGGGATAGATCGCCGTCACCTCGTAAATCCAATCCCCAGGCTCGTCGCAGACGAAATGCACCCACTGGCCGAGGCGCAGATGCTTGTTGTTGATGAAACCGGGATTGCGCAGCTTCCGGTTATAGGGCTCCGGCGTGTACGCGCCGCCCTTCTTCCAGCGCCGCCATGTGTAATGGACGGGACCATAGGTCTTGTCGTAATCGTAGAGGACCGAGGTATCCGGCAGCGGATCAAGCCCCCACGCCGAGCCGGTCAGGCGGGCC